GCTTCTAGTGAATTGATTATGTATTTCATAATGCCTCCTATAAGGCTGCCATTGCTGTTGTGAGTAATCCAACCTGCGTTACAGTCAGGGCGGTGTTGTAAATTGCGATTGCCTGTACCTGTCCCCCAAATGGTAAATAAGGACCGTCACCGCTATTTGCGCACAATATAAACAATTTCTCCGTAGTCACCGAACTACCACCCAAATTTTTTACGAAAGAACCATCCTCATACGCCTTTAAACCAGAAACACAGATAATCCCATTCGGAAAAGCCCCACTAATTAGCGTTTCTGATGATTTTATATACACCCTCGCTGACGCTGAGACATAATTTGGGACGGTATACCATCTCTGGTCTGCTTTAGAACACCCCAATGGAATACCTAGGTTCGACGCATTTGTAAATCTGACAATGAATGACCATTCACCCGCGACAGCAGTTATGTCTGTAGTAAAATATTTACCCGTTCCGCCTTGCCAGCCGGTTGATGTATCAAACGTGACAGTCCCTACTTCGGCAAGGTCGTATGTTCCTGAATTCGCTAAATTCACCTGACTCGCCTCTTTGCTTGCCGCCCCTTTGGCTTGATAAGCCCCTATACAATTTGCCGCCGCAATCCCGCCGGATAACCACCATGCGCTTGACGGCACGCCCCCGAATGGTCTTGTAATCACCCTGCTGAAAGGTGCATGGAAGGTCATAATCTACCCCTGAATAAGTTAGCCTCTAACAGCTTGTACACACTTTCCAGTAAAACATTTGTCCGTTTAGCCTCAGTAAGAATGTCCGGCAGGGTCAGCAGGGCTTTATCCATGTCGTCCGATGGTATCCACTCGTCCGGCGGTTCTAGATCGGGTACAACACCAGTGAGGTCATAGCTCGCCACGTTGTAGATTTTCGTTGCCGGGTCGCCGTAGCGGTCATTGAACACAACCTGCGCGCCGTCCTTCGGGTCGTTAATGATGTACTTGCCGTCTTTCTTACCAACCACCAATACCCAGTGCTGCTCGATTGCGCTTGTAGCCGGATTGTAATCCACATGGATGATTGCCGGCTTGCCGTCTGCCAGACACTTGTCTATGATGTCGTTGCGTGATCCTTCCCACTTGCCGTCATAGGTCACGCCTGGGAAGATGACCGGGACTTGTCCCCACATAAGCAGGTTGCCGTTTGAATATCCGGCATTACCTTTCAGTTCCTCGTTCAGCAGGGCAGGGTTAGTGTCGAAACCGTAGTAATCCAGCATCATACTCACACAGGTGATCAAGCAGCCGTAACCGCCGATGGTGCTAAAAGACGTGCCTAGTTGTACATCCTTCCAGCGAGGGTCAACCTGTGACAATGGCGCAATCGGCAAGAGGAGGTAAGGGCTTGACGGGATTTCTGGCTTGTCCGGGAAGTATGACAGGGTATTCCAGGGCATTTCGATTTCCGCGCTCGCCAAAGTCGGTTTGGTTGAATTGCGGATTGCGTACTCGCCTAAGTTGTCCCGAAATACCTGTAGCTGTTTGTTGTCCCATGCTGCATCAATCACGGCAGGGAATTCCATCCAGATCGGTAATGCCCACTTCTCAGCCGCTATCATCAAGTGACGCATGGTTTCCTTGACCCATGTAGAGGTCGTCCCCTTCAGGTCATCCTTCCAGGCGGTGATGATTAGCCCGTCAGCCGGCACGCCAACAGAACGGGATAGCCCTATCATTGCTGAGGTAGCGTCAATGGTCAGTTTGTTCATCGCTTCCTGCCAGCCGGGTTCGTCTGTCATAGACTTGATCAGGTCGCAGTACCATTGTGCGTTACTCACGATCCTGAGTAAGACAGGCACGCCCCAGCCCTTCACGGCTTGCAGTTGTGCAGCAAGGTTCGGGTTGCGCCGGATGGCTACGTTGTCGCCTGCGGTGTCGTAGTACTCATTGACAGCTTCGAGGACAACCAGGTCATAGTTTGTTGAGGCTTCGGTTATGACTTTCTCTCTCGGAATGTGTAATGCCTTCATTTATATAGCTCCTTATGCTATGCCGTACCCGGACAGGTCAACCGCGCCGCCCGTGTCCAGGTATTGCTCTAGAGAAAAATTATCTATTCCGGCCTTTACGTCCCCCGATTGCGCCGGGTCGGTATCTGGTTTCGCTACTCTGACCGTCGCTGCAATCTTCGCTGTCGCTGCTGTCGCTGGGGCTGTAATGTTATCCAGCGTGTAGGTCGCCCAGTCTGTAACTGTGTTATTTGAAACGATAATGTCTGAGGATGTAATCAGCCCGCCGGTTGAGTTGTAGAATTCCACAAACGCGCTGTTGTATTTGCCAACCGCAGAACCGCTTCTATAGAACGTTATACTTTTGTGACACACTGACGCCCGGTATCTCCCACCTGGTACAGCTATCACCGCGTCCGTTCTGGCGGTCTTGGTTACATCAAACGCGGCAAGAGTATTTGCCGATGCCCTAATCCATCCGCTCCTCAGACTTCCGCATCCGTCATTGGTGGATAGTCCGCTTGTGCCTGTCCCTGTTACGGAAAAGCCGTCCCATGAGACGGTTGCGCCGTCCTCAAATCCCCTGTTGTGCCCTAGAATCTGTTTGTATCCCATTATGTACTCGCTACCGGATACCAGACCATGACACCTAATAAATAGGCGTCTACTGCAAGGGTGTCGTCTGTGGAAGTCCCCAGCCTTCCGACCCGCCAATTCACTAATTCCCCGGCCAGCGGTGCGCCTGCTAAAGTGATCGCTCCGGTTGCGGGTGAGACATACAGGTCGTAGGTAGTTCCCCCTGTGTCTGTCGCCGTTCCTGCTGTCCCTTGCGCTGCGTCCAAAGTATCATCATTCGCAAACCCAACCCCTGATAAACTCCACACGGTTGCAAAGTCTGAGGAAGTTGCCGGGTGCGTCCAGTAGAATTGACCGTAAACTGTTCCGCCGTTGTAATCATTCGGCATGGGAATATTGCTGTAGGCGTATTCGTCAGTCGAGGCGTCAAATGCGAGATAGTCATACATATTCTTATTGCTGGTCATTTCGATGTCAACCGCAACGGCGCACCCGCTGGTATAGGTAGGTTTGGCGTTCCCGATCCAAAGTTTTCTATACCGTTCATAATCGTTGTACTCGTTATAGACATACCGTTTGTCTACCGAGTCATCCGTTTGCCCGCCGGAAGCATTGATCCTGATTGTGCCTAAATACCTTCTGGTAGTAGTGCCGTTCTTTACAAGTACCCCGTTCACCCTTGCGAGTGCGGTTGCCCTGGTTGTCTCGTCCGTCCACTCTAAGGCTTCGAGGGTCGCCGTGCCTGAATTTGAGTAGCAGAATATGTCATACTTCTTATTAGCGTTCAGTCCGGCAAGGGATAAACTAATCTCTGTGAAGGTGATATTCTTCCAGGCACTTTCGCCAGAGTCGTACAAACAAACCTTGTCGCCCACAAATGGGGTGTAGTACAGGGTTGCTTTGGCGTTCTGGTTGGTCATGCTCAGCGGCACGCCGGTTTCCAGGGTCAGCCGTCCATCAGCCGGGTAGCCGATTGCCTGTGTGATCCGGCTCCAGTGTTCAGCTTCGTTGTCCTTCACGTACGTGTTTTGCCAGGCGGCGGTTAGTATATCGTTTACATTACTGGTAGGTACTGCGGTTCGCGCCATGCGCCCTCCTAATAGCCTAGAGTGTTCGTGTCGAGATACCCGGAGTCGGTGCTATCCAGACGCAGGAACAGGGTATTGATTCCGTGCATTTGCGGGTACATATAAATCGTTGTTTTCACTTCCTGGCAAGTCCCTGATGCGGTGTGTGAAATCTTGCTTATTTTGTAATCATCATCAATGCCAATGGTAGGAATTTGCAGGGTGATCAGGTCTTCAAGGTCTACCCCGAACTGATAAGACGGCCTGTTTGTTATCGAAATTTGCGGGTAGGGCTTCGCATCTGAGAGGTAATCCGTCAATACTGTGGTGAAGTCGTAGGCGGTGTTATAGGTGGTTATCCAGTCCGAATCCAGCACAAACCTTGCGGGCAGGCTGCTTGTTACCGAATCCTTGACGGCGATCCTGTCCGGCGTGGTTATCGCGTCCCCGGATAATGTCAGGCTTGTGATATACCCTGAGTCCGTGCTTGCGTTGGCTATGACCAGCTTCGCAGTCTTGGAGAATGCCGTAAGAGTGACCGCAAAGTCGGTGGTCATGTTTGACCCGCCGCCGTCAGCCGCACTATTCGCCGCAAAGCCTGCCACTGACACGTTTTCAGCCGGGCAAGCATCGCCGTCATAGGTGTATTCAGCCCACAGCTCAATGTCTGTACTCGCCCCCACTGCTGGCTTGACCTGCAAGCTCCAAATATCTGTGCTGCTAACCTTTACCCTGGGGTAGACGTAAACCAACACGTCAGACCGCATGAATGACCAGGGGGTAGGAATGTAAATATCGCGGTCAATGAGTTCCTCTGTGATGATTTTTTTGACGGAATCCGAGGCGTGACGGCTCTTAAATACCGCTGCCCCGTTTGCTGCTATGTGGAATGACCCTAACTCACTCTGCGCCAGCTCGTCAATTTCCGAGAGCGCAGACCGCCCGGAAGTCCAGTAGTAATCTATCGTATCCGCGCCGGTGTCGAGGTCGGTGGAAGTCCAGGGGTATGCTACGTCTGTAAGGATTGCGCTAATCAACCCGCCTGCGTCCGTGCTGGTTTTCAAGGCGATAGAGGTTTCTCTTGCCTTCAGCCAGTTTGCTCCGTCCTCAACCTGTATTGTTGCAACATCCCTATACCCTGACATTTGTATGTCTGTAATAATTCCGGTGAACAAGTTAAATGTTCCCTCAACATCATCCGTAACAGTGAAACTGACCTTTTTACCCGGAACGAGGTAGCTGTACAGCGCGCCGCCGGTGTTCCAGGGGTCATACCGCCCATCGTAATTGTCGAGGTTTACGATCAACCTGCCCGGCATTGTTCCTTCAAACCCGCTGCCAGGATTGCCAATAACCCTGTCCTTCCCCCGGTCTATGACGAATTTCTGCATACGCCCAGCTTCGTTGGTGTAGTTTGTATCAGCGTCCCAATCGATGCCGAGGTTGTAGGTCAGGGTCATGAAACCCTCCGCATCGCCTCGAGAATGTAAGGCGCAAGCTCGCGCTCCACGAAGGCTTTATCTGCCATGTTCACGGGTGTGTTTATGGTCACGTTCACCACACTCGCCCCGCCCCCGCCTTTAAGGGCTGCTTTTGATTCTGAGTTGGACAGCACCCGCCCATTGACGGAAGGTACAAACAATTCTGGTCCAGTCTCGCCTACCCAGTAAGGAGCAGGAGATACCTGCCCACCCGCTGCCTTTGGCACGTAATCCGCAGACGTTGTGCCGAGTATTGATAATCCCTTGACTTGCTCATACCCGAACACTTCAAGCAAAATTCTTGTGCGGATAGAACGCGGTAGTGAGTCAAGTAATCCTTTTAGTGCTTCCGTGACCCCGATGCCTAGCTCGACCTGCCCGATGAACTCAGCCATTGACGCAGCCCAGTTCGCGGTATCAATCGTCCCTTGCTTCAGGGATTCAGCCATGATGTCATTGAACTTTGCGGCGTCCTCGCTTGACGCCCCGACCAGCCCAAGTTCTTTATTTAGCATATTGAGGGCTTGCTCAGTCTGTCCCGCCCCGATACCGGCGTCAAGCAGCGCAGCCTTCGAGGACGAGAGTATCTCGCTCATGTTGCCTAATTCGTTTGATACCCCGCTGGCTGCTTCTTCAACATTGTTCAGGGACGTTGCAAACTCATTCGCCCCGCCCATGCTTGCCGACCAATCGAGGTTATCCAGGAACTTCTGTAATTGCTCAACCGAACCGCCCTGCAATAATGCCGCTGCTTGTTTGGATTGCTCTTCGTTCAGGAACTTTATGCGCTCCTGAAGCTCAACCCCCAGCATCATTCTTTCAGTCGCCCCGCCGAACATATTAGCAAACAGTCCGGCAATACCCGCCCCGCTTTGAGATATGTTCATCTTTAGGGCAGTAAAATAATTCTGCGTCTGTGCGTCTAGCTGCTCCCACTTCGAGGCGTTATCCTCTAACAGCCCGCCGGTGGTTTTGAGGTAATCCGCTGTATCATCCAGCACGGCGTTCAGCATCGCTTGTTTCTGCTCGTTGTCGGTTAGCTGGTCTGAGGTCTTGCCTAGCGTCTCTGCATAATCCCCATAAACATCATTGAGGTCAAGCACAATGCCGAGGTTGTCAAGGATCAGTTTTGACTTGCGACCAATACCTGTAACTATGTCATTGAATGCCTGGGTGGTACTCAGCCCCATCGCACGACCACGAACCGCCGCTACTTCCATCAGCTTTGCCATGTCATCAGCCGATTGACCTACCCCTAACATGAGGGCTTTGTTCGCTGAAGCCATGAGGTCATAGTCTGAGACTGTACCCAGTGAAGCCTTGCGGGTTGCTTCAAGGATGTCGTCCATGCTCTGCCCGTAGGAATGGGCAAGGTCTTGCGCTGCGGTGGACATGCGCTCAAACTGTGCGGCTTCCCTGGCTGCTTCGGAAAGCTCGCTGATAATCTTTATCGTGCTTCCAACAGCGGCAGCAGCAGCCCCTAACTGAAGCATGCCTTTCACACCGGCAGCGGTAGCGGTTTCTTGCTCCTTGCCGTAGGCGGCGGTAGACTTTTTGAGGTCTTCCAATCCTTTTTTAGCCGAGTCAAACCCGGCTTTTGTTTTATCTTGTGCGGTTATTACAATCTTTGGACCGTCTTCAGCCATTTACTTTTTCCTTGTCTGCTTCACGCGCACGTTCCGGTCTACTATCCACCTGTCCCACCATTCCTGTGTCAGACGTTCCTCTATCTCTTGTGCGCGCAGCGGGTCGTATCCAGCCGCCTCAAGGATCAATGCCCAGTCAGGGGGAAAGCCAACGCCTGCGGAGTAATACGTTGTCAGCTTTCCCCGTTCACTGGGGGGACGGTTTCCGTCTTTTCGCCTAGCACTTCATACAGCCCGTCTATTTGTTCCTGGCTGGCGTCCATGAGGGCTTCATGCGCTTCGTTGCGGTCAGCCGGTGAGGTCACGAAGTCAAGCAGGAATGTGACCATGTTCTCAAACCGCTCAAGGTCTGATTGTGCGTTCTTCTGCTTTTCCTCAAACGTGATCCGGTTGTGCAGACGCCGAAGGAATCCGGGCGTCTGCTTGCCGGGTTTGCTGAATACGATCTCTGTCATGGTAAGGCGTCCAATGCGTTCCCGACCACTGCCTCGAAGAACAGGGCTGCGGTGGAGTTGTAGCGGCAGCGGAAGTTCCCGGTAACAATGTCATTCCCATCCCGATCCCCGATTGCCTCGAAGTTGTCCCACTTGCCCGCCATGTCTAAGGTCAAATACTTGTTTGATGTTCCGTCAAACTTCAAGCGAATCTGTCGTGCCGTCCCTGCGCGCCAGGCTGCGATTTCTGCAATGGATGAGGTCTCATGCTCGAAGGTCAGGGAGCATGTAACCTCTGGAGCTGTCGGTTTGGCAAAAGAGAAATAGATATTGCCGTCAGCGGTGTAGACAGGTATCCAGCCGGTTGTAATGCTCAGGCTGAAGTCCAGCAAAGTATTAGACTTCTGCGTGCCGCCGATGGTCCCGCCTGCTGCGTCAATGTATAGCTTGCCTTTACTGGTGAGGATTTCCTCAACAGTAGGGATGGCGATGCCTGTGGTAAATGACGAAGGGCCTGCCTGACGCCCCACAATCTCAGCCCCCATCATTACCGCTTGTCCGGCGGTTCCTGAGAGGGTGATTGTCCTGGCGAACCCGTAAGCAAACTCGTCTACCGCAGCATTGTCCCCGCCTTCAATTGTGAAGGTTTGCAGGTCGGTGCTTGCCAGTGAATCGGTTGACGCAACCGGAATGATGTACTCATACTTGTACCCCGGTGTGTCGGTGGACGGTATTACGTGCCTGATACCCGCCTCGAATAAATAGGGCAGCTGCTCAAATGTCGCTTCTGTCTCAGTCAGCGAAATCATAGCCTCTGTTTTGGGGATGTAGCTGCGGTCAGTGCCTACCAGGATACCCACGTCCTCGGCCGGAAAGACGGTGGTCAAGTTGTCCTGGATTGTGCCTGTCCCGCGCCATATTGCGGTGGCTGCAACCGCAGTGCCGGGAGTAGATTCCTTCCCCAGCTGGATTCGGCGTAATGCCTTGATACCTTGCGATGTCATAATTCCTCCTCGAATACTTCAGCAAATTTGTTTATGTACAGTTTAGATTTCAATAGCTTCTTCCTTCCGAATTTCATAACCTCGTCTTCTGTTAAATCCCTTGCCGGTATTCCGGGAAGGAATGCAATCCCGATGTAGTACATGCCGTCTAGCGTTTTCGTTTTCTTTTTCCCTGCCATAGCTCCCTCAGTTCATCATCTAATATGTTCCCGATGTGCCTGGTATATCTCTCGGTTGTCGTCAGCCGTAACAGTCCGGCATTATCTACCGCCCAATCGAATGGCTTTTCGTCTCCCATTGCGTCACGGTCTGCAATAACAAGGTTTTTCATTACGTGCGAGTAACCAATCCATTGACAGTGATGCGCTACGCCATAGGCTTTGTGTCCCTGGAAGGTGATCAAAACGTCATTGTCCTCCCTTGTGTAATCCACCTGGTAGGCGTAATCCCTGCCGATGGAAGTACAAAAGTCGCGGTCATATTGCTCAGGGATAAACTTGCCGTATTCGATCATCGCCGCCCGCTGCGCCCAGCGTTTTGTATTGACATTGCCCCAGCGGAATTGCGTTCTTACGGGATAGCCTGAGACTTGCCCCACATGCGGGAATACCTCTAACAGCTCAATTTGAGACTTCATCCAGCCCGGATAATAGAAGATGTCGTCATCTGCAACCCCGATAATCACGTTATCCGGTAGTGACCTGACTATCCCGTATCTTGCGGTAGCCTTTCCAACGTTGCCAGAGAAGGTGACAACATCCGGCTTATACTCATCCAGCAGCCAGTCCTTAAATTCCTTCGTGCCTGCATTTACCCAAACATGAGTACCTACTTCAACCCCGGCATTGTTGCGCATAGTTTCAAGGCTGCATTTGACGACCTCTAACCTGCCTGCGTGATACCCTTCGTCGTTCGGCAAGTAAACGATTGCGCTTGCAATAATCGGCTTATACCCTGCCACTCTATCAGCCCGCATGGGGTTTGTGCCTTTACGCATGTCTCACCTTCGCATTCTCAGCCGGCATAAGGTGTTTGTTCCTGTGTTCCAGGCTGTCTTTCCTGAAGGTGTAAACCCCTAAAGGTTTAGGGATGTAGTAAAAGCCAACCTTTGCCCGTGCTAACCGCAACCACCAGTCATAGTCACACGCCACAACAAGCTCTTCGTCAAAGTAACCGAGTTCATCGTGCAGGCTCTTTCTCCACATCGGCATGGGTCCAACAATGGCGCGGGTTTTGAGTACCTCTGCTATGTCAAGGACAAGACCAAGCGGGCTGTTTAGCCGTTTCCACTGTGAGACTATCCCCGCCTTCAGCACATTCACGTCAGAGAATACAAGTCCTGCCTCCGGGTGCTTTGACAGTTCGCTTGCCATCCAGATCGGCCCGCCAAGATAAAATCTGTCGTCTGAGTTCGCAACGATAATCAAGTCCCCGTCAGCCGCTTTGATTGCGATATTCCAGGCTTTGCCGATGGTCGGAACGTCAGGGGTGGTGATAACCTGCGCCTGTGCGTGTAAGGAGATTTCCTCTTCCCGTGACCCTTCCTGGCACACAATTACCGGGTCGCACCAGTTTTCCCGGATGTTGTCTATCCGTGAGGCGAGGAAGTCCTCGCAGTAGTAGGCTGAAACGATTGCGCTAATCTTAGACATTTTCTAACACCGCCTGCCCGTTTTCAAGCTCGACCAGTTTCCACGAGCGCATTGCCTGGATAACCGCCAACGAAACGGAAGGGTGATGAGTGTCAACGTTGTCAAATATGATGTATTTCGTGACAATTCTGCGGACGTTTAGCCAATCGTTCAGGGGCGCGTCATTCCAGTGATCCCCGTCTATGTACGCCATGACGTAATTTCGTTTTGCCTGTTTTGGAAACGGATGAGATTTTTGCTGGATAATTTCTAACTTGACCCCCAGCTTGTCCGCATTGCTTTCGAGAATTTCCAGACTAGGCGTATAACCCGAAATATCAATCAGCCTGGAAACGTCGCGCCCCTTGTCGTTTATTGCCCCAATATAGTACCCGTCCAGAGGATCAATACAGTAAACCTTGCCCGATAGCCCAGCCTCTTTTTTCGCCAACGCTACCGCAATCGCCGACCCGCCAAACAACGTGCCGATTTCCAGATAATCGCCATTTCCGGCTGATACGGCATATCTACAAAGACGGGCAAGATTCTCGTCACTGTCTGCAATGCGCCCGGTTATGTAAGCCCGGACGCGTCCTGCTATCTCTAGATATTCCATTTTCTCCAGTCGTCAAACGGGAATACATCAAGGTCGCTGTTTGGCGTAAGGTTGATTATCTTGCGCCCGTTGTGTTCCCAGGCTACTTGCGCCAGCCTGTACGCCTTCGCGCTTCTTTCGAGGTCAGGGTTATTCCACTTCATACCTGAGAAGTAGCACGGGTCAAAATGGTTAGCGTCCTCACCCATGAGTACCCGCTCCTCATTCGGCTTACCTTCGTAACCGAAACGGTGATCCACGCCAACCAGTAATGCGGTGGTGAAGCCCATAAAGTAGGCAAGCTGCATGAGTACATAGGTGACGGTATAACCTTCGTAAATCCACTTATCAGGCCAAAATGAAAACATCGGCATTCCATTCGACCTGAGAGGTAAACTATTCCTGACCGTCCAATTCATGCCGCCGGTGTCGGTGATAAACTTGACGCAGTTCATCCGGTCTATTTCGTGACAGAATTGCTCGACCACTAAAGGATTTACTGAGGCGTAATAGTCAGGGGTGAGTTTCAAGTAAATCCTGTTACTGCCAAATGACCTGTACTTTTTCAGGAAGTCAAGCGGTATGTCGTTCAGACTGGGGCCATTCCCGATAATCAGGCAGGTTTCGCCAGTGTGCTTGTCCTTAAGTTCCTTCCAGCTCATGTGTTAGACCTGCCCCCGTCAAACATGCGCAGCATCTGGTCATGCTTGGTGCAAAGTAGGTTGCTTTCCTGCCCGATGCCTGTCAGTAATCCGGCTTTGCCTACGGTGTGGGCGTAGGACTCTACCGCTTTTAAGAATTCGTCACAGAGTATATTGCGCCTGTCTTTATTGCTTGCCTCGCGCAGTTCCTTTTCCTTTAGGTCGAGGAATGCCGCCGCTTCGTTTATCTTGTAGCTCTGCGCCTGCCAGTTCGTGACCGCCCCGGACTTTTCGCTTTCGTATATCTGTCTCGAAAGGAAATAAACGCCGGTCTCTTTCAGCATTTGTTCACAAGCCTTGATGTGCCTCTGGTTGACCTGTATTGCCCCGTCTACCAGGTTATAGTCATGCGCCGCTTGACCTTGTGCTACAACCAGGCTTGACAGGTTTTCAAGGTTCGTTTTCGAGTCCTTGCGGTAGGCTTCGATCAGCGCGGTCGCTTCTGCTTTGCGTTCCTTGTAGCGGTCTAAGGCTTCTGAGATAGAACGCTGTAGAATGTTTACCCGTTCCTGGAATAACTCAATTGGCAATGTTGTGTCGCCGTCAAAACCGTACAGGGGGGATTTTAGGACGTTGATCGAGTGAAAATCCACCTCAATGCCCCTGCCTTGCGCTACGCCTACCCAGTAGGTCACGCCGTCCCTCTGATGTCCGTATTCCGTCTCGGTTTCCATCTCGACCCCGTAGACTTCAATACGCTCATACCCCTGATAGATTGCTAATGCTAAGGCGTAAGAGACGGAAGAGGTGAAATACCGATAGGCTTGCGGTATGGCTTTGAGTACCTCATCCAGCGGGTATTTGACAGACATGGGAACATCTGCATACCTGTCTATCATGTAAACTGGTAAGGTTCTGTTATTCTGCAACCAGTCATAATGCCCCGGATCGTTCCGGTTGGTCCTGCTCCGCCAGATTACCGGGCGGTGCATCTGGAATACTGCATCGGCTCTTGGTAGTTTATTCCCCGATATGGTCTCGTTGAATACCCAAACATCACAATCTGAACGGTTGAAATCGAATTCTGCAACGGTGGCTTTATACATCCCGACTATTGCGACAGTCCTCATGTGGTAGGCGTCTCCCTGAATTTGAGCGGCACTGCAAAACTTGCCATTTGTGTTACAACCCTGTCCCATTGTGCGGCTGAGACATTGAACGTAACCGGAAAGACAATGGAGTCAACGTTCCCGGATAACGTAGGATCGCCCGCCAGCCTTTGCAGAAACTCCGGGATGATGTTGTTCAGCTGCGTATAAGCGGATTTCATACTCACCCTTGACACGTGAAAATCTACGTTGACGGTGAGCAAGAGCCTTGCGGTGGTGGCTTCGTCCGCTTGCCCTGACCCGCTTGCTATGTGTGCAATTGCAAGAGGTAAGACGCTTGCATCTTCTACTGGATAGCTCGGCGCGCCCCGAACCGTCTCGCTGGTTATAGCCAGGGCGATGGTCTGCAACCTCTGAACGGCGTTATCTATGACGCTCATGCTGTCACCATGTTCGCTATCTGGTAGGGTCTGAGTATCATCTTCACGTCAGGGTCAAGCTCCTGCACATAAATCATCTCGCCCAATGCTGGATTGGCTGAACCGTCCTGGTATCCCTGCTTTGCCCGCATGAACCAGCGCATTGCCTGAATCTTGCACGCCATGTTAATGTCGTCCGGCGGTGTAGCGGAGTACCCGAACACGCCCACAATCTTGACGTTGTTGTCGAACCTTGAAAACGATTTACCGCTGCTTGATACCAGCTTCAAGGCGTGAATGGGCATGGATAAAGCGGTGTAGTTCTTAGGCACAACAGAGTAATGGGTATCCAGTGTCCATGTTGTAAATGTCCCGCTGTCGGTCTCGTCCACGCTAACAGAGGTGATCGAAACCGCCGGGTCAATGTACTGGATTGCATCGCCTGAACCGCTGAAGTACCTTGTTTCTGCGGTGCTGGACGGGTAAAAGTAGTTCGGCCATCCGCCCACGTATCTGTCTATCAACCGGCTTGCACTGCTAACCATCCGCGCAAGCACGCTGTTATAAACCACTGACGTGCTGGAAAAGAGCGGGCTGTCTGGCAGGTCGGCTTTTAAGTCCTCTATTAGCGCGTAATCGGCCATAATTCTCCTAAAGGGGGAGGGGGTTAGCCCTCCCCCTGTAAAACTAATTAGGTGCTGGACAGGTGTTCACTCTGCGGGTAGCGGTCTTCTATCAACGCCCACGCAGACACATATCCAGACTCAATCACGGCGTCAATCGCCAGATTGAGGTATTTCGCGTCAGTGTCAGCAGCGGTCACTGCTGCCGGGTCAACGTCAATGACAAGTGCCATTGAATCATTTGCGGCGGCTGTTACAGCTACACTTGAGGCGGATGTTGCATCGCCCCAGTTGTCGCCGGTGATTGCAGCAGCCAGACGGTAAGTAAAGGTCTGCGCGGTTGCGCTTGCGGTGCTGCCGGCGGCGGTTGAGGATTCAACGCGGAAAGTAAGGGTGTCTGTGGAGTCTGAGGTCATATCGCCCCAGTTCACCAGGAAGGTCACCCAGTGCGCATTCTTCAGCGCAACGGACTGGGCTTCATAGCCAGCCGTTGCGGTCGAAGCCTGCGGCACGAATACAGGTACAATGTGGAGCTTTTCAGCATAACGTCCCATGATTACCTCCTATTAGGTTGATGCAGCCAGGGCTACAAATGGGCTGAGGCTCGAAGTGCCATCATAGGCGGTGATCGCGGATGCCCACAACGGCTGCCCGTCTACCCGGTAGACGAACCGGAAAGCGGTTTCGTCATACACGAAATTGACGTGGATGCTGGACGCGGACTGTACGCCGCCCTTTGCGATCATTGCATACTGTGAAGGTGATACCAGCATGATGTCGCCCAGCGTGCCGAGGTATGGGTTGTATTCCGTTTCTACAACCGGACGGCCAAAGATTGAGCCGTAGGGTGAAGCGGACAAACCGCCAGCGGGCAGGTAAACGGGCATTTGACCAACAGACAGGTTGAACAGCTGCGGGTAAATGCTGGAGTTCACCAGCCAGACGTAATCACTTACGCCAGGATAACGGGCTGACCACATACGTGCTAAGTCAAGCGCGTCGATCTCGCTTGCATCGGTGCGGACTGCGGACACCAAACAACCAGCCTGGAGCATTCCAAGAGGTTTTCCGATTCCGTCACCGTTGACGATGGCCTGCTCGACTTTGAACCGGAGTTCCTGCGGGACGCTGTTGGTGATCCAGCTCTGTAAAGCGGTGGCGTCCTCAAGCAGTTCATCGGTTGCATAGCACAAGGCAGCGCATTTCTTCAGCTTCAGTTCGATCTGGCGGAACTTCGGCTTGCTTGCGGTCTTGGTGCCTGCTTCGGCCATCCAGTAGCCCTGTACTCCGCCCATGCGCGAACCGTCAGCGCGTGAGGTCTCGTCAATGGCATTGATGGTCAGGGAATTGCCCTCAACCTGGATCGGGTTGAAGAATGACAACAGACTGCCAACCCCGAACATGTTTTCCTGGATACCTGCGGCAATCTGCGGAGGGACGAGATACCCGCCCTGTGAGGGCATGGCTTCGTTCAGCCCGGTTGCTTTCAGGGGTTTGAGGCGCATGTCCTCTTGCCCAGGGTAAGTAGCAGCCGTTTTCACTGCCTGGAAGAATTCTCCGGCGGTGAATGGGTTGCCTTTGACGGCGCGGTCGGCTTCGTCCTCGACAACATCAAAACCGGCTTTTACTTGCGGTTTCGATTCCTCGTAGGATTTGAGAGCCTTTTCCACCGCGCTTGATACAATGGCCTCTACGTCAATGGTAGGGGCTTTGATTTCTTCGGTCATAGTGACCTCCTCGGTGGTAATATCTTGACTTTCATCAGGCTGGTATAACGACTTGACAGGGACGGCAGCATTGCGGTATTCCGCAGGTTGTGTGGTTAGGCTTGCTTCTGCAATCGGCCAGGATTTGATTTCCCATGATTTGCCGATTGACACACGCTCAACGAGATGACCAGCAGCACCAGTGGACCAGCCCAGTTTTCCAGCTTCAGCCAGTTTGTAGATTTGCTCTTCATACTCGTCTCGCATTTCAAGCTGCGCATCCAACCACGCGCCAACGTCATCGAACTTGACGCCGCCCTTGCCTAACTTCCGGTTTTTCATCACGCCGTCGTAGCCGTGATTGTAGTAAACGGGTAACCGGTCACCCTCTTCGATGCCCAGGTCAGTCTCAGGAGTGAAGTAATCGCCGGTCAGGTCAACGTCTTTTGGGTTTCCCCAGCGGACGATGTACCCGCCAACTTTCCCCTCACCGAGAGCTTTGACTGCATCCCCAAAAATAACTAGGTTTTCATCCATGAAACCTCCTCAAACAAACAAGCCAAACAGAACGCAAATGCGCTTGTTCGGCTTCGTAACCACGAACCGCCAGGTCTTACCCGCCGCAGCACCCGCCGCCAGCAGACAGCCTTGTTCGATTGTGTCAGTCCCTAATTGCCTTCTTAACTATTTCGTCCCATAAGGCTTTGATCTTATCGACAGACTTATTCTTGATGTGTTTCATTGTCCACCAGCGTCCCTTATGCATCCATGCCTGTCTGTCCGGGTCAATAACGTATTGCGCATAGTTTAGATTTGTGCCAAACTTACCGATGGTCTGAGTACCAGAGCCGGTCACGCTGTAAACCGTAGGCTTTCCAGCCTTGCCGCCGCCTTCCATGACACCGAGGGATCGCCCCAGCGTGCCGGTCCTGTCATAGCTCGACCCCTGCGGTTTGGCAGGGTAGGGGGGAACATTCTCCCAAAGTATCAGGAGGGACGCCCACATTGCTTTGCCCATTGCGGTCTTTAGCCGCCCTGGATAACCGGCAAACTTGCGGATAAGCCTGTCCATTCCCTCAACTTTTATCTCTATCATTCGCCCCTCAGTATCCTGGCTATGTCGTCCGCTGCCCGTTCTATGTTCACCACAGGCTTTCCCCAGCAGCGGCAGTTTATGTGCGCCGGTATCATGGCGTCCAAGTCCTCAAGCGGGTATTCCTTGTCGCCTTTGCCGTAATCGTTGCAGATGGGACAGACTTTATCGTCCTCAGCGGTCATGAATTTGAACTTGTCAACCATGCCGGATTCACACCATGCCATTTGGTTTCCTTGTGCGTATAACCTGGTAACCTCTGTAACAGCTATTCTTTCAGCCCTTACTTTGCTGAACGTGTTTTCCAGCACCGCTTTCAGGGTGTCTAACTTGTCCCCAGCCTTCAGCCATTCCGTAACTGCATCTTGCACAGTCTCGCGGGTGGTGCTATTGATCCTGTGCAGCCATGTGTCACGGTAAGTCCTGGCATAATGGATTATTCTCTGGTTGACCGCATCAAGGTTGACTTCCATCCCTGTGAGTAGCAGAATCCCGCCTTCTACCGCATTCAGGAGTATGCCAACGAATGTGCCTGCTATCTCTTCCCAGAATTCCTCTTCCTCAAGCATCCAAAAGGTAATGTCATAGATAGACTTTACCCGGTCATCCTTCTGTATCTCTTTCAGGACCCGTTCAAACTGACCCGCAAGGTAGGCTTCCATAATCCTTGTAAGTTTCCGCTCGTCCTTGCGCCGCTGGTCGTCATCCGGCGCATTGACCTTGTACGCCCACACCTCACCGACCCAGCGCGCCGTCCCTCTCAGGTTGTCCAGCACGCCCGGATATTCCATGACAGTGCGCTTGACTGCGGTAAGTAACAGGTCTTGCAGGTCTGTCATACTAAAGCCTCAACCGCCCTTGTGATCGCAACAGCCAGGTCTTTCATGTCACCGGCTTCCTGGTGAGATAAACTGAACACGGTTTCTATCTCGCGCTCAGTCCGGCAATTCGGAAGTGCTTCACGAATCCGGCTGGCTATGTCCTCGGTCAAGGTCTTGCAGACGAATGGGAAGTCTAAGGATTTCCCCTGCTTCAGCTTGCGGAAGGCGAAGGACTGCCACAGTTCCAATTCCCTCAACTGCTCAATGGTCATTGCGGTCTTCTGCGGTTCCTCGTCCTTCTGTTCTTCTTCCTTCGGTTCCTCGACCGGCTTGTCGTAATTCTCATCCAGCGCGTCAAACTCAATGTCGGGAGGCAGGTCAATGCCTACCACCTGGGCAGCGATGCTCGGCCGCATTCCGGCGTCAATATACGCCTTGTATGCACTCGCACGCTGTACCTCTTCCTCCTGCCCGTGTTCGGATAACTCAGGCCGGAACTCAAACCTCAAACCTAATGGATTGAATAGTTGCCGGTTCATCTCGCCTGAAATGAAGTTTGCCCAGGGCATGACCGAGTCCCTGAACCAGACGGCGTATTCCACTTGTGCGGTGGCGTAGTTAGCAGAGTTTGACAGGAGCAGCGATAAAGGCATTCCGGCTGCCATTGCTATGTCCTCGACCTTGTCCTGCCTGAGTGTAGAGTCCTTGATGTTGTCAATGCCTTCACCAATAACGTGAGGCTCTAAACTGTCAGCATTGAACACTTTACCGAGGTACTTCGTCCAGCCGTGTACAACCTTGTCCCAGATATTCTCTATCTTCTCGCGCTCAGCAGGGTTCGGAACGCCCTTGACCATAAGCATTGTCGGCTTGATGCCTCCCCGCTGGAAGAAGGACTGCACGTAATAGTCGGAATAGAACAAGACCCCGGCGGCTGCCATGAGTGCCTGAAATTCCGTGTTCTTGGAAGGCAAAAGCTCGGTGGTGTGATCCAGACGCCAGACGTAGAATATCCTGTTTTCGTCAAGGCTGTATTTCCGCTCCTCAGTGCCTAACACCCGCTTGAAGCCTACCAGTCCGGCGTCCTTACTGACAACCGGCTTGATGGTGGTTGGGACAAGGTAGCGCATGTTCTTTATCGCCTTGTTGCCTTCCATGAAGCCATAAGCCATGTTGGTCATGAACAGGGACAGACGCCAAAGCCTGAGTAACTCCTTCGGGTTGGGGAGGAAACCGACCTTGTTCTGCCAGGACTCGGAGGAGTCAAAGTCTGTTTCTCCTTTGACAACGGCAAACGGAATATTGGCGATTGCGTCAGCGGACAGGTTCGCAACTCGGAACACCGGCGCAACGGACGAATAATACGTCTCGGACTGGTTGGCCTTCTCAGGTTCGCCCGTGATGAAGTTCCAGGCTGAATCCGGGTACTGAGGCAGGTCGATATTCTTGATCGTTTTCCCGTCAGTGTATAAGTACAATGTCTTGTTTGCCATAGTCCTCCTAGCTAACCAGCCAATTATCGCCGGAACACCCGTTCCACGCGATTGCGAGGCTCATGACCGTATCATCGTGCATGCCTTCCGGCGCACTGTACGAAAACGATCCAGAATTGTTGCGCTTGCTCTCGTAACTCAATAACTCACCTACCAATATCGGATTGTTGATAATGCGGATTGTCCCATGCTCAAATGCAGACTGTAAGTCTTGTATGATTTTCTGCTTGGTTGCGCTCGTTGTAGTGAACGGGATAACCCCTAGCCCTCTTTCCAGCATGTGATCAATGACAGGCCTGCCGATTGAGTTAGCCTCAATGACCATGCTGAACAAGTCCCATTTCTGATACAACGCAGCCAGCCGGTCAATCAGCACCGGGTAATCCACACGGTTGAAGCGGTCAAGATAAACCATGTCTTTCGTCTCGCTGTCGAGTATGGTCACAACCGTGTAATCCACGCTTGACGCTACGTCTACCCCTGCGATATACTGCCTGCCTGGTGTCGGGTTGGAAGGCTCTAATACCGCCGCCTCCTGTACCCTGCGAAAGACTGACCCGTCCTGGTTGATAAACTCGGCAAGGTATTCTTGACGGAATATCATCTCTGGTAGGTCACGCCGCGCCGCTTCGATCTCTGACGGCAAAATGTAAGGGTTGGCACTGGTCGGAAAGGTGAAGCTCGCCCAGCCTTCCTCACCGCTTATTCCCTTCTGGTAATGTTCCCAAAACCAATTTCTTGCCTTCGGCGTGCTTATAAATAACGCCCTGCCTAACCTGTCGGATAATGCCGGCCTGAGGGCTTCAGTCCACGCCTCTTTCTGCATGAACGCGCATTCGTCAAGCACCGCAAAATCCAGCCCCTCACCTCGTAAACTGTCCGGGTTGTCAGCTGATCTCACCGCAACAGTGCCGCCGCCAGGAAAGATAATCTCGCGGTCAACTTTCTTTATCTGCACGCCTAATGCAGCCCCGGATTTGCGGATAGGTCGCCAACCGACTTCGCTCATCTTGTAGGTCGGACTGATCCACCAGGCGCGCCCGCCAGCCATCGCAACCGATAAGCATTCGGCTGTCGCTAGCATCGTTTTGCCGAACCTTCGCCCAGCAGCAACCACGCGAAACCTTGACGGGTCAGCGTGTATCTGGAATTGCGCCGGGTGCAGGTCAACTCGAATTTCAATCGGTATCACCGCCCGCGATTATCTCGTTGAAGTTCATACTGTGCTGTACGTTTGCCTCAATGTCAATGGGAGTAGGAACTTTGCCATAGGCGATTTCAAGAAAGCCGATCCGCTGTCGCGGGTCTTTCGATATGCTCATCTCGCGCAGTATCAGCTCCACCCGTGTCATCTTGACCCTGCCGTCAGCGGACGTGATAGGCTCTGAGGCTATCTGCTTGGCTAAGTCCCGGAGCGCGTCGAATGACTTAGGCCGTCCCTTGCGGTTGATGCGCGGGTCGCCTTTGGTGAATGGTTTAGCGTTAGGGATAAGGTTAGCCATGTCTGTTATCCGTCTGTATTACAGTCGCTCTATCTCAATATCTGGGAACGCCGTCTGCATCCGCTCAAGGATGACGGCGCAGTAGTTGGGCGAAATCTCGATTGCTCTGCACTTCCGGGATAGGTTTTGGCAGGCGACCATTGTCGTGCCTCCCCCAAGAAACAAATCAAGCACAACTTCGCCTTCTTTTACGGCGTGTTTAATTGGTACTGAAAACAATTCAACTGGCTTCTCTGCATTGTGTACTCTGTCGGTTGTCGCTCTCGGAAAACGCCAAATATTCGGAACGCCATTGACTGTCTTTTCTCCGCTTTCTTTATGTGCTAATGTTCCTTGTGCTTTTGGGGAATTAGAGAAAAACCAAATCATCTCATAACATTGTTGGTAATTTGCTCCAATACCACCATCACCCTTATCCCAAATACACAGATTCTTGGCGGTCAATCCGGCTTCCTGCATAACGTCTTGAATCACGAAGGCGCTGTGCCAATCGCAACAAACATAAACATGGGAGAATTTTTTTGTAAATTCCATGCTCATTTTTGCAATTTCTCGAAAGAACGGGCGAACCATTTTGTCATCTGCAATTCCAGAAACGCCCGTACTATTCCCAAATAACGCATATGGCGGGTCAGTTAAAACACAATCCGCCTTCTCTCCCCCCATCACCCGCTCCACATCCTCGCGCTTGGTCGAGTCGCCGCAAAGTAGCCTATGCTCGCCAATCTGCCACAAGTCGCCGGTCTTGACCTGCCATTTCTCATTGAGTTCTGCGGCGCGGTCAATCTGCGGTTCAGCGTCAGCAGGTTCTTGCTTGCCAAACTCCAACCCCTCCCGCTCCGCAAGTCCTGACATCATCTCCTGCACCCTAGCATCATCACTCTGCACCGCGTGAAGCAGGTCATCAAGCTTCTGCTTGTCGGTAGCAGCCATAGCCGAGAGCGGGTCGATGGTCGCAAGGATTAGAGACTCTTCCTCAGGCGTAAGGTCAACGTACACCGCCGGGATGGTCTTCTCGCCGTTCCGGGCTGCAACCTGGCAGCGCAGGTGTCCGTCAACAAGATGGCCGGTCTGCTTGTTGATGATCACATCCTGCACAAAGCCTACCTGAGACAGAACGCCCTCTAAGGCTTCCTGTTGCGCCTTCGGGTGTATACGCCAATTCGCCGGATTGAATAGGATTTCATCCAGCGGTTCGTCTCCATGCCCGATTATTCGGTTTTTCCAGTCTGTCAAAACTTCTCCTTCGCCGGTATCGTTATCCCGTCCCACCAATCCAGGAAACTGTCGCCGTACTTCTTGTACTGTCGCCAGAAGAACGCACCTCTCGCCTCGTACCCGCCCGCGTGCATGTGGCACTCACGGCACAGCATTTCGAGGTTATACGGATGGTCGTACTCCGGGTGACGCTTGGACCGTCTGACTAGCGCGTGGTGGCGGTCTGTCGCAGGTCGTCCGCAACGCTCGCAGGCTATCTGTGCCATATTTCCTGCGTCAATCTCATGAACGTGTTCCAGTTCCACAACATCACCCGGTCACACATCGCTGCTTGGTAGATAAGGTATTCGAGGTACAGGGTCATTCATTGACCTTTCCAGCACACCCAGCTGTACCAGGTAAGGTAACTGCCTGTATGTCGAGGGTTTTTCCAGGCACGGCGTTCAGCTTTGTGCAGCATCCGCTTGTGATACTTCCCGAATTTCGCAGAGTACCATCTAAGATAATACGGCGGGTCAGATTCGTAAAATCTGCGTCCCATGTCACTCGGTTTTGCTCCTCGACAACTGGAATACCTGAGTCTCCAATTCCTTGATGCGCTTGCGGAGGCTCTCGTTCTCGCGCCGTATCTTGACCATCTCGGACTCCTGCTGGGTCAACTGCTCGCGCAGGGAGCGGTTTTCGTCCTCTAATTTATCTATCACGTTGTCACGCTCCTGCAATGAGTCCTGTAATGCGGTGACCTGTTTTTCCAGCTTGTCCACGCGCTCGCACAACGAGGCTATCCGCTTCTCTGCGGCTTCCATCAAAATCTTGGCGGCGTTAGCCAAGTTGTGTTCGGCTTCGCTTGATGTCTTCCGGCGCATGGCTATCGATGTGACAATAGCAGACAGCACACCAGAGCCGATGACCGCAACGATGATGGTGGTTATCTGCTCGGCTGTCATTTATTTAGTATGCTTTTGCCAACGTCATAAATGCCGGACGCTACCAGCCCCAGCCCGATGCCGTACACCGATGCTGAGAACCAGCCGGCAAAGTCAATCGGTACAGCGATGCTCACCTGGTAGGCTAGTCCCAACGCCAGACCTATCGCCATGCTCACGATCACGACTGCGCGACCTTGAAGCCCCAAACGTTTGACCCACTCGACCAGTCCTAATACGACAAGTACCAAAGGTAATCCTGCTACAATAGCATCGAAATTCATGTTATTCTCCTTTTTCTTTTCTTAGCGTATAATCCGGCAGCCAGGATTCGAACCTGGGATTGCACCACCACGGCGCAATATTAGGGCAGCGTGTTCCATCCACGCCTCTGCCGAACGATCGAGTATCCCGATCCATCAACGTGCAGGGCAATAACCCTTGTCCTGCGGTAGGGGTTTCCTGACAATCCACCGCCATCCGTCTAATGACGGCTTCAATGTCAGGAACTAAAGAGCAGAGTCGCGCACAATGCTCCCGCGGTTGGTATTGTGCATTAGACGTTGCTCCAGATATAATCCTCTAAATCATTATCAGAGTATTCGCTTTCGTACTTGGCAACCTTTGCCTCGTACACAAGTTCACGCTCGTACATTCGCATCCATTCCAATAACCACTGTGGCCAGTCCTCGCGCTTTGTTCCGTAGATTTCAGCACACGGTTTGCACAGTTGTCGGTTCGTTCTGATATTCGCACCACATACGCATTGTCTTTGCATCATGCCCTCAATTAAGTATGGGTTGTAGGGGCTGTTTTTATAACTTTTTCAGCCGATTGGGTATATTTCTTCCATATCTTCAAGCAAGCCGGACAGTATTTCTCTCTCCGCATTCCGCAGGTTGTCGTGCCTTTCGCGGTCATAATCGTGCTTATAAAACTTCACCCACTCGTCTGTAAAATCATGCGATAATTCCCGTAAGCACCTGGTACAAATTGCGTTCTTTGCCATAGTCAATCCTCCGCAGTTGTAGCACTTCCTCACACTAACACCCCTGCGCCGTGCAATTCCTCTTATAAATTGATCCCTTGCTTTTTCGTCAATCGTATAATGTTCGCCCCCATCTGATACATTCAACAGGTCATCTTCGAGCAACCTGTAAAATGCGATCCAGTACCGTTCCTTTTCCTTCCATTCTTCAGCGGTGCATTCTTCAACCACTTCCATTACCGGCTTCATCTTTTTATCGAATAATCCGCGTAACCACCTTTCGCGCCTGCACTCTCCGCTTGAGTATCTGTGCTGTTCATACCGCCGTGCCAGGTTGTTAGTCTTTCCGATGTACCTTACTCGCCTGTCTCTTGGGTCTTTTAGAGAGTAGATATAGATTGTCTCAGGCATTCAAATCCTTTCTTTATTCTCTTGGAAACTGTCACCTGGTTTACCCCCAACCCGTCTGCAATCTCTTGCTGTGAGTACCCGTAACTATGCAGCAGCACCACACAGCGAAGGCGGTCAGGCAATCGCCCAACCGCTTCGCACAGGTCTATGTCGTTTTCTCGTTGTTGTTGATCTGTCATTTGTCCTCTTCCGGGTCATAATCCCTGTCTATTGCTCCGCATATCAGACAAAACGGCGGTTCGTTTCCCGATGTCTTTCTGATCCATGTATGGGTAGGCGGGAAGTCAATCAACCAAACGTACAGGTGGACGAGTAGCTGTTTGAGTGTCATTCACCCTCTGGTGGATAAACATATTGACCGCGTATTTTCATCAATCCTCGCTTTCTGGAAAAGATGGAAGGGGCATCCAATGGGTAAATACACTCTTGAATGCTTCAACTGAATGTTCAAAAGCATAATATTTCCATTTTATATTTTCGTATCTCACAACTACACAATCTTGTGCGATTCTGTCATACACTAGAACGGATTGTCCATCCTCCGGCAACCTCTCTGACACTGGTATCCACCGCACCTGCTCACGCAAGGCGGCGAGTTCGGAGCGCAAATTCTCCAACCTTTCTATTGCGACATCCTCATATACCTGGCAGATATTCTCTCCTCTGGTTGTAAACATTCCATCGTAATCATCACCTTGAGCAACACTAACCAAAAACGAAATCAAGTCTGCATTCGACAAAGACCTTGCTTTTTCACGTTCTTCGGTAACATACTTAGGTTCACTCATCTCTCACCTCCAATGACTTACTTGCAATTCTTATTCTGCCTTTTCCGTTACATACATTGCAACCTGCTTCGCAACCATTCCACACACAAATCCTACCCATGCCGCCACACTCTGGACATTTATATCCAAATATTTTATGGATTATTTCTATAAGCGTCATTCTGCCTCCGGCGGTTGGGGGATGGATTTATAATGCGTAACGTTGCTGATTTTTACTCCGCTGTCATTCATCCAGTAAGGATTTGCGTATTTCATAAAATTACTGTCGTGATTGAAGTATGTTGCCTTTACCTGATAATTGTTTGCAAGCCACACATCATACCGTACACCATCTGATGGTTCTTTCTCGCTTACTGGTATCCACCGCACCTGCTCACGCAAGGCGGTGTTCTCGGCGGTTAGGCGATTAATTTCAACCTGTTTGATTAATAGTTCCCTGTTAGATATGGCATAGTCGGATTCGAGGGACTTGCACTTGCGCTCTAAATCTCGATAACCAATGTCATGAGCAATATAATGATATGTATCGCCACCATCCATTGCGGCGTTTATAAGGTGATTTTTGTCAGCAACTAACTCTTCGTTTTCTAATTTCAATGCTTCATACTCGTCTACTAACAAGCAATAATCATGTGAGTTGTATAGTTCTTCAGGCATTTTTAATCCCTAATCCTTCCTGTGCTTTTCGCTTGCACCAATTTGCATTGTGTTTTTCGCCATTCTCATAAATTTCATTAAGAGCTATCCACCTCTTATTGCCCAGGTCGGTTGCAATTTCAAGTTGACTTATTTCATCTCTTAGTAAACTAGATATTCTGGCGTTCTCGGCTTCCAACATCTGTACCTTGTCTTGATAGTTAGCAAGGTCAGTCTCTACATGCTTGATATATCCATCTTTCCAATCACTCATTTTCGCTCTCCTCTATGCAGTCCATGAATTAGGTTCAAGATACGCATTTTTCTTGTAAATCCAAACATTGCAATATTCGTATCCATGCAATTTCAAGAAGTTGTCCAGGTCTTTTTTCATTACCACATGGACGAAATTCAATTTTGGTAACTCTTTACGCTTTTTTACTTCGTAAACTCTGATTATGTGGTTCATTCTGCCTCCTCAAAATAGTAGAAATTCCTGAAATTCCAGCACCGGGCAACCGGCTTCCCGTACACCCTCACCGCTTCCTCGTAGCTGTTCGCACTCACGCACCGCAGGTAGCCGTCAGGGAGCTGGGTTAGACTGTCAAGGGTGATCAACATATTACACTCCGCATATTCCTGAACATTCGTTGTCCCATAATCTCAATTGCCCTTTCTCCTCTGCTGTACGAAAGTCAACCTCATCCAGCGGTTTCCTTGATGGATGTATAAACAACTCTGCTGGAGGTCGTGCCATGCGTATCATGCGGTCAACATCAACCGCCTCTTTCCAATCCGCAGGTATTGACTTGACCTCGCGCCATTCCCTTGTCGTGTGAAATGGGCAAAACGTGCAGGCTGATTTAGGCGGTACTTCAAGATTGTGTTCAACTAACCACTTGATACAATCCTGCCGTGTCATGCGCTTTTCAATCAAGGGGTAGCGGTTGGTGATGTACTGCACATCCGATTCGCGCATCCGCTGAAACTCGTCAAGGCTAATTCCAATCCATTGTTCAATGCGCTCACCGTTCCTGTGCTTCTGCAACCACTGGCGCATCGGTTTGATTTTCCATTCCTGCGTACACTGCCTGCGTATCTGACCATCACCTTTTGCGCTTGCCGTAAAGGCAGGAAGTTGCATACCGCCCCACTTGTCTATGACGTTGTGTTTCTCGTGAGTCGCTACCACCACCACCACCAATCCTTTGTTTTCCAGCCAGCCTGTCCACCGCTTCGCAAAAGAATAAGTCAAACTACTTTCGTGTGTCGTGTCGGCATGAATGGCATAATCAACGGGTTCTATCTCACCAAGCGCAACCATTGCCGCGAGGGTGAAGGACTGAACGCCCCAGCCTAGTGATATAACTTTCATTCCCACCCCAACGCTTTCATGGTCGTGACCAATGCCTTGCTTCCCTGAACATCCTCACCCGAAAACATGAGGACCCGGTAGCCAGCCAGCACCGCTTGATTCAGCTTGTCATAGTCCCTCTGGATGCCCAGGGGACTTGAATGTCCCATGTGCTGATACGTCCCGCCGTTGATCTCGACCAGCAGGTCAGGCTCGAAGTAGAAGTCAAACCTGTACCGCCGTCCGGGTATCGGCTTGACCTCGCGCTCAAAAGGTATCCCGGCTTCGCGCAACTGGAGGGCAAACAGGACTTCCAGCGATGAGCCGTATGGTTCAAGAGGTTCTGTCATATATCCTCCACTCGTAGTAGCATTTTGCGATTGCGATGGTGGATGATGGGTCGTTATGCTCAATGTGCCGTCTGGTTGACCGATACCACTCGCCGCGTTCCTCGTTAACCTCGCAGAACCATTGACCGCAGTCGCACCAAACTTTCACGTCAACCACGTCATTACCTTTTGCCATTTCCTCAACCAGCACCCACGCATCGGCTATGTTGGTAGTGAATTTCCGATTCTCTAAACTTGTCAACATTCTGCCGTCACACCTGTTTTTTATCTCAATAATCGCCTCATTCAATTTTTGTTCGGTCATGTCGTATACTTTCACTCCACCACCACCCTTCCAGCCCACACGTACCGCGCCCCGCACTTCGGGCAGATGAACTCCTCGTCTAACCTGGGATGCCAGTCCTCACCGCAACAGAGGACGGTGTAGGTCTCGCCTAAAAGTTGGATAAACTGGTTAGCCATTCAGCCGCCTTTCCGCGCACCGGTTCGCCTCGTCAATGTCCTCTGCGGTCAGCTCGTCCGGGCTTGCATAGCCGCGCTGAACGCATATCCTGATACACTCCCAATCGAAAAATGCTACAAAGTCGCTGCTACTGGTTTCCATTTCCCTGCTCCTTTTTCATTTTCAAGACCTGCCTCATGTCCGGCTCCGGCACCTGCACCACCACGCCGCCGTTTATCCGGCTCGCCAAGTACCCAGGCATTTTGCCCGGCTCTACGTTCATGACCAGAACTGTTGCGCTCTGATCGTTGTACCGCTTGTCTATAATCCGCTGGATTGTTTCCTCAACCCAGCTCGTTTGATTGACTTTATCCAGCTCGTCAATGACTAACAATCCCTTTTCCGCGTAATGCCGGATTGCGAAATCCACGTCCGCCGGAGACTCGCTGAACCTCGCCCGTATCTGTCCGACCATTTCGGGAGCGGTGGTGTAGTAAGCCGGGCAGCCGTCTTGTATAGCCTGGTAGACGATGCACTTAGCTAACATGGACTTCCCGGTCCCGAAACTGCCGTAAAGGGTCAGGAAGCCGGCAGGTGTCTGTGAAAACTTTACCGCCGCCTGTTTAGCCGTCCGCTTGCTTTCCAGCCTGCCGGTGACGCTGAATTGCTCAAAGGTTGGGAACTCGACCAGCCCGCAAGCGTCTAAGAGTTTAGAGATTGCCCGGTCTTTTGAGCACACCCAGCAGTCTTCCCAAACTGGCGGGTTGGTCTTGTAGTGCGCCTGCCGTTTGTATATCGGAATGTCAGGACCATGCTCCGGGTATGGAACATAGGCTGAAACGATACCCTTACCGCCGCAGTTGTGACAAACTTCGTGATGCCCGTCTGCTAACTCGCCGGCTTTGATCAAACGTGTGATGTATGGGGAATAGGTTGTCATGGTAGCTCCTTCGCAAACTCCGCATATTCCGCATCCGTGTACTGCTTCACGGGTTCGGACTTCTTGCCGGGTATCTCGCCCGCCGCCGCCCATTCCAGCCAGCTGTAATTCGTCTTTGAGTACCCTCTCGCCCGCCAGGCATCCCAGTAGGTTTTCAGGTAATCCGTTATGTCGTCTACCTTCCCTTCAATGGCATGCACTATCGGCAGGGCAAAGTCGGCTTGCGGTTGCGGGATGAACATATTTCCTGTAACGTTCATCAGGATCGTGGAAACTCTTTTCTCGTCAACGTCAAAAGGGAAATTGGAGGGAGAGGGAGAAGCAGCCGGTTTTCTGCCTTCTTCTTCTTCTGTATCTGTATTCTGTTTCTGGTTCTTCTTCTGGTTCTGCGTAACGGTTTGTAACGCACTTGTGTAACGTTTCGTTACATTTTCGTTACAGTAATATTGATCTTTTTGTTTCGCATCCCTGTAACGCTGTACGCGTTCTGCACCGCCGGAAGGCGATTGTCTTTTCTCGAACTTTGTAACGACATAGCCATTATCCGTTACAGTAATAATCCCTGTTTCAACAAGTGCTTTCAGGTTGTTGGTTATTTCATCAATATCCCTGCGTAACATCCAGGCTATGTGTTTAGGCTCTGGCAAACTTCCGTCATCGCCGTTCTTTCCGGCCAGCAGGAAAAGTTCGATTGTGAACCGCCAAAGGTGATCAGGAAGTAACGCCATTTTGGGGTCGTCAAGTATTTCGTGATAAAGTTTTATCCAGTATTTATCTGCCATTACTCAACCTCCAAAGTAGGCTGCACCGTTGCTAACCGCTTGTAAGTCAATTCGATATACTCCGGGTTCAGCTCGATCCCGATGTAATCCCGCCCGTGCTTCAACGCCACCGCTCCAGTTGTCCCGCTCCCGTTGAACGGGTCGAGGACTGTACCGCCAACAGGACAGCCAGCCAGTATACACGGCTCGATCAAATCAGGTGGGAATGTCGCAAAGTGCGCTTCTCGGTAGGGCTTGGTTGTTACGGTCCAGACGCTGCGCTTGTTACGAACTGGCGAGAGATATTCCTCACCTTCCAACCGTTTCAGGTGCATTGTGTTTGGCTGTTGGCCGTCGGCTTGCAGGTTTTTGTACCCGGCTGTATGCTTCTGACCACTTGCACTATATTTTCCGCTTTCGTGCTTTGGACCTGTAAAGAATTGATATTCATATCTTTTAGCTGTTTCTGTTGGTGATGTGCTAGGCTCTTGTATCGCTTGATGGTCATAGTAATACCGCTGAGACTTCGCCAGCAGGAAAATATACTCATGCGCCTTAGTCGGTCTGTCCTTCACGCTCTCAGGCATGGGATTGGGTTTACTCCAAATTATGTCGCTTCTGAGATACCAGCCGTCAGCCTGTAATGCGAAGGCCACGCGCCAGGGGATGCCGATGAGGTCTTTCGGCTTGTAACCGTTGCCGATAATCTTTTGTTGTGGCGGCGTCTTAGTGAACATCTTATCTGACTTGTTTATGCTCCTGCTTGCTTCTGTCCGATAATCATTCGTACCGCATCCACTTCCAGCATAGGAGTCCCCTAAATTCAGCCACAGCGTCCCGTCATCCCTCAGCACCCTCCGGCACTCACGGAACACGGCAACCAGTTTCGCTACGTACTCGTCAGGGGTCGGCTCTAAACCTATCTGTTCGTCAATGCGGTGCGCGCCACACTTCGGGCAATAACCCTTATATCCTTCGTGAATATGTCCGTTATTTCCCGTGCCGCCGGTAACTGTAGTACCGCTGTTCGGATTCTTCCTCGCCGGCGAGTGATTACAATCCTGGTCACCACCTTCCCACTTCGCCGTGCCGTAATCACGCAAGCCATAGTCAATAAGGGGGACTGGTTACAATGCAGTTTACGCTACGTGTTTCAAGCGTTTGCAATACTTGTAAACAATCACCCTGAATGAGATTTACGCTCATATTCCTCCTTCCCGATGTATTCTTTGTTTATGTTTTTGTTAGAGTGAACAAAGTTATGGCAAGCCTTACAAAGTAAAACCAGGTTGTTTGTGTCAGTTCGATGTTTTCTAACAGCGAAAGAAATTATGTGATGCACATGTAGATTTTCCGTTGACGAACACCTGACACACTTTCGATCCCTTGCATAAACGGCTTTTACTGCATCTTTCCATTCTTGCGATAAATAAAAACTCTGTCTTTCAGGAGTAATTCCACCCCGCCAATTTTTATTTAATTCGCCCGTTCTGCCGTACATAGGATTGTCTTTTCCAGAACAACCCCAATATTTTTTTGATCTCGCTTGTGATACTGTTCGTCTTTCTATCTTGTGTTTTCGTAACCAAAACAATATTGCTGCTTCTGTTACTCCCCACTCTTTTGCAATATCCCCACACGACTTATCTTTGTACTCTTTTTCCAGCCATTCTTTATTCCAATATGGTTTTTCGGCGCGCCAATGCTCACCCTTCTTAAATTCTGTATCAGGGCTGTATCGGATGCCTTTTACAAATTGGCCCTTGCTATTTCTTTCGCCTTGTATGATTTTCAAAATAACCCCTGCTGGTTGTAAACTCTCGAATACCTGGCGTGCTCCTGCTGTCCTTTTATCCTCGCCAGGATTTCATGCGCCCGGTGCGCGTCCTGCCTCAAGCAGTCGTCCAGCTCGGCCAAACTCTCGGCCAGCCAGTAACCGCCGTCCGTGTCCGATACGATCCATGCCCCGTCTGAGTCGTTGGCTCGCAGGTCTGCGATCATCAGGCGCATCGTCCGGTCTGAAATCGAAAAGCCCCGCTGGTTGACGCGCCAGAGGAGCTGTCCCCGGGTGATCCGGTTGTTTTTGCCTTTGGGGATCGAATCAAGTATGCAAGTTTTCAAGTCCATAGTTTTTACCTCCTCGAATATAATACAACTTTTCTCCGTAAATGTCAAGCATGAATTTATAAATTGCCTCTTGACTTTTTAGATGAGATATTGTATTATATCTACATATCACAAACAAGGAGGCACAAATGTACGCAGAATTGTTAAAAACGCCCCAGCATTACAGCAAGCTCACCCCCGTCAAGGTAGCAGCAGCCGAAGCCAGGGCAAGGGAATTATACCGGAATTTTGACCGGATCGTTGACGAACTCCAATGCCTGCCGTTCAGCGAGTACCAGGCGCGCAAGTGGGAAATGACCGAAGCCTACGAGAATTACAAGGCAGCCCAGGCAAAAGCCGACAGGCTCCGCAGGGCATATATGGCCGATGCAAACCCGGAAAGGTGGTTCTAATGGCTGAGGCTTGCGTGTTCTTTCTCGTAACTTCGGCTATTTTCTTTATCGCCTTCGGGATCGCCAGCGTGTTCGTGCATTTTTTCTGGAGGGAAGAATGACGGACGCTGAACTGTTTGAGCGCATGGGTCCTGAGGACGACCCGTTTGAGCCGGAAGAGTGCCAGCCGGAATACCCGCTGCTGCCGGAGGGTTGCGACCACCATGCAGCATACGGCGTGCAGGACAGGGACGGCACTTTTTACATGAGGTGCCCCAGTTGCGGGCTGGAATTTTAGGAGGCAGAATGAAATACTACAAAGTTTTGAACGATGGAAAGTCGCCTTATGCTAGTTTCGATTATTCTCCGTATCTTCCGAAAGACGGAAAGCCTGGCAAATGGCTGCCGAAAGTCGATAATCTTGAATTGTGCCAGACTGGCTATCACGTAACCAACGCCGAACACCTGATTGACTGGATTGACGGCGACCAGTTATTCGAGGTCGAAGTCAAAGGCAAAGCGATTGAAGGCGATGACAAGACCGCCTTCCAGCAGATACGACTAGTTCGGCAAGTCGAGGGCTGGAATGACAAGAACTTGCGCTTGTTCGCCTGCTGGTGTGCGGAGCAAGCTTTGCCGATTTACGAGACGAAGTATCCAGATGATAAACGACCACACAACGCCATCGAGACAATCAAACGATATGCAGAAGGATTAGCAACGGAAACAGAACTGGCTGCGGCTAGGGCTGCGGCTTGGGATGCGGCTAGGGCTGCGGCTTGGGCTGCGGCTAGGGCTGCGGCTAGGGCTGCGGCTAGGGCTGCGGCTTGGGCTGCGGCTTGGGATGCGGCTTGGGATGCGGCTAGGGCTGCGGCTAGGGCTAATCAATCAGCTAAGCTGCTAGAGATGATTTTAGGATATACCGCTTAGCGCGGGTGTCAACGTTTGCCGGGGGGATCGCGCCCCTCCTTCGTGATTACCCCCGGCATCCAGGAAAGGAATTGGAGATGAATAAAACAGATACGATTCAAAAATTGTCAGAAGCATTGTCAAAGGCGCAAGCAGAATTTCCGCCCGTGCCTTTCAATGCCGTCAACCCCTTCCTAAAGAACCGCTATGCGGACTTGGGCGGGATCATCCAAACAGCGAAGCCAATCCTTGCAAAGCACGGCCTGGCAGTCTCACAGCTTGCAGAGGGCGAAGGCAACACGACCAGCGTTACAACAATCCTCATGCACTCATCCGGGGAATGGATTTCCAGCACGATCAGCATGGACATGGAAGCCGAAAAGGGCAAGTCCCAGGCTCAGGCGGTAGGCTCGGTAATCACCTACTTGCGCCGGTATTCCCTTGCATCCATCCTCGGCCTGTACGCCGATGAAGACAACGATGGAAATAAGCCAGTTTCGCATAGTATAACGCCTGCGAAAGTGACACCAGAGCCGGTCAATGATACCGTTCAGCTACACGAAAAAGCCGAAATTACCATGCCCCTCGACTTAGCTGAAGCTGAGACTAACAGCAAAGGCGAGTTGTACGTGAACATTGACACCGAAACCCTGACACACATGGTCAATACTATGGCTAAGATGCTGAAAAAGCCGGAAACTACGGCAGAGCAGGCGGAAGAGTATAACCGCAAGATCGCGGCAGCCAGGGCGATTATCGCCAGCCGGTAAACCTTATACCTTGCCGGTGGGTGGGTCAAACCGGCAGAAGGATAGCATGAAGCTAGAAGTAATCGGTAACTTGGGCAATGATGCAGAATTGCGATACACGCAGTCAGGAACTGGCATGACAAAGTTTTCCCTTGCCGATACCCGGAAATTCAGCAGGGGCGGTGAAGAGGTCAAGGAAACCTGCTGGTTTCGCGTCACTTGTTTCGGCGAATTAGCAGAGAAGTGTGCGCACCTGAACAAAGGAAAGCGGGTCAAGGTTGAGGGTCGGCTCAGTCCCGATCCTGATACCGGCGGTCCGAAAATCTGGAAACGGAATGATGGTACTCCCGGCGCGTCTTACGAGATGATAGCGTTCTCTGTCGAAGAGGTAGGAAAGAATGAACCAGAACCCGAAATATCCTTTTGAGTACCCGCCTTACGGAAAGGATTTTGTGGTCACGATATTTGGCGAGGAACACAAGGCGCGCCTGATGCCCCACCGCTACGGCTACATCGAACTACTGGACGTTGGACCGGATGACAGACGGATTTACCCTATCGGCACAATAAGGAGCTGGCATGAATAACACACTAATTCACGCTACAGCCCCCTGGGAAACCGGCGTTGAATATACTGACGAGTTCATGCCTAAGCCGCCCCGGATGAACGGCAAGGGTCACAGTTACAACCCGACAGCTTACAAGCCCGCGATGGAGTACCTGAGACAGCATCCCGGATGCAGCGTGTACGAACTTGCGGTTGGTGCTGGGTATGGTCAGTACCGCAAGATGGAGATATTCTGCAACCTGGCGTTCACGGGCAGAATATACATGGATCAGGATGACAGGATTTATCCAGTGGAGGAAAGATGAGTGACTTAGTAATTGTAATCTTAGTGGTTATTCCGGTTATCGTAGGCACGGCAGTAATTTTTTACTCAAATACAGATATGAACAATACATTTTGGCAACGGCGCATCACAGAACTGGAAGCCGAGAACGCACGGCTAGGATTGATACTCGATAAACAATTCAAACTTCATATACCTGCAGACCCATCGTTGGAAGAAGATGATTATGACGATATGGGTTATTGCCTTGCATTGGAAGCCGAGATAACCGCCTTGAAATCCGAAATCGTCACTTTATCCAAAAAAGTGACGGATTACGAAAAAGAACTATCTGCCTCATACGCATACGATAAAACATGCCAAACATGCAGATATTTGGACAATAATAAGCAGTGTGTATTAGGTGGCCGCTGTGTAAATTATGCCCTATGGCAAGGAAGGATATTGTGAAACATGCCTGATAATTACGAGGTTTATTATCTTGGTACCGCGGATAGCCCAATGTTTGTGCAGCAATGGCTACAAGGTCTCCTTGACGAAAACCTTGAGCTTGTTTCCTTTAGCGAGGGATGGTGGGTGTTCAGAAAAGTATATCCGCTTGTAGAGGTAAACAATGCTCAAACCAGTTACGGCGATTTTTTCGATAAAGCCGTTATTGCTCTTGGCTATTCAAGCGCAATGCTTCCCGGAAAAGAGGCGGAGGATAAGTTATTGAAGCGCATATCAGATTTATTCTGGCTGGTGCGTAACCTGTCCGATGCTTTAGATTGCACCTACAATAGACTCCCTTCGCACTGGCGAGAGTTGCCATTTAGTTATTATGAATTGAAACGGAAGGTAAAGGAGGTAATGAAATGAAATGTAAATTCTGCGGACAAGAAATGGAAGATACAAAGATTGGCGAGCACTATAACTATAGGGATTGTGCTTATGCTTTACAGGCGAGGGTAAAGGAACTGGAAGCCGAGAACGCAGCATCACAGGAGCGCATCGAAGACCTTGAGCTTCGGCTGGACGTTTATAACGGCAATATGTATGACGTTGTTGTGCTGGAAAACGAGCGACTCCGCTCCGAACTCGCCGCCTTGCGTGAGCAGGTGGCTAACTTGAAAATGTCTAAAACGCACAAGGCAAGAGTGCAAGCGGTAAAACACATGCTTGAACAAACGGCATTTCTACGTAAATGTTTTGCTCTTGATGTGTTTCGCAATTATCCAAGATTACGAGATGAGGGTTTGAAAATATTAGACGGAGAACCTGACGATGAGTGCGAAGAGGAGGTTACGGGATGAAACCAGAAGATAGAAGGCGGCTGAAACGGCATATTGAAATGATTGTTGAGCATAAAATGGCTGCAAACCACACTATAACGTTTTGTCCGAATTGCGAGAAAGACACAGAGTGCGAACACGTTGCGGAATTATACGAGTGTAAGTTATGCGGGGAAGAGTTTGAAAAATATGTTGCGCCACGTAAACCTGCGAATTCTGATGTTTCAGTGACAGAGAATGTTTTAACAGATGTTAAAACAGGGCAATCCATTGAAAATACTAATCCTGATTATTATAAAGACGCTGAGACGATTATTGAGCATTTAAAAATCAGGCTATCAGAATGGCAGGGTGTTGCAAGACAGTTGGCAGATGAGCTTACAGAAGCGAACTCAGAGCGTTTTCCTATTTCGTGGGAAGATGCAAGTGAAACAAGTCCAGCATGGATTGCCTATTGTAATTTGAGGGACATGGAGGAATAATGGAAGGCAATAAACGAGTTGACGAATTGATGTTACCAGTCTTGAACGCAATCAACCGGCTTTAGTGTAATAGACGTTAAATGTCAATTATCTTATATATCGTGCAGGATATATCAGTCATTACATCACATCCGCATAATACCTTTGTGCTACCTTGTGCCTGTCCGCCGTCAATTCTCCCCACACGCAACCGCGAGGGGTGGGGGACATCATCCTTGACGGTGCGAAGCCGTTGAAGCCGTGAGAGGAGTCGCCGTACTCGTTTTTGTAACCCGGTGTCCTGATAAACGTTATCAGGCCCTGCGTGATCGTGTCCTTGTTGCTAATGTCGAGGGTCGCCTGATGAGAGATATATTCCTGATGGTTATGCCCATTCCAGATCACGTCCACTCCCCGGACATAACTTGCCTGCCTGCTTGCCTGCGTCAGTCCCTTCGTGAGTGCTGCTTCGCCACCTGCGCCGTGATTGTACCAAATCCTGATAGTGTCCCTCGGCGTTTTCAGGTCGGCGTAGACTGATATCCTCACGAACCCGCCGTAACCGCCCACGACAATCGGTGAGCCTAAACCCCTCATAGCCCCCACGAACCGCTGTACCAGGTCAGTCCCGTTGTGCCGGACAACCGCGTATTCGTGATTGCCGTAGGACAGCATAGCCAGGTTTTCAGCGTAGGGACGGAAGTATTCTACTGTCTCGTTCAGAACCCTGTCAAAGTAATCTATACCTTTCAGGGACGATTTCAGTTCCTTGTAACTTCTGCGAGGGTCGTTCTGACCTTGCATCCCGTCAAAAAGATCGCCCCCAATGAGGATTATCGCTTGTTTCTCACGTGCCTCGTCTAAGTGTCTCTTAAGTAGTTTTGTATCGCAGAATGGACTGTCTATGTGAATGTCTGAGAGGAATAAAATGTGCTGGTGAAAGTTGCTGTCAAAGTTGTGTAAGTCGATACGCGTGACCGCGTCTTGCTTCGTTTGGATAATCAATTAGCCTCCAAGAGTGATGGTTGCTGTTGCGCTTCGTGTATTCTTTTCTCTGCAATTGCAAAGTAAGTCGGGTCAATCTCTATCCCGATGAAGTTCCTGCCGGTCTGCACACAAGCCACGCCGGTTGTGCCGGAACCCATTGTCATATCCAGCACGGTATCGCCTTCGTTGGTGTAGGTCTTGATGAGGTACTCGTAAAGGGATATTGGTTTTTGTGTTGGATGCTCAGGGCTTGTTTCATGCGTAAATCTGATAACCGATCTTGGAAATCGTATTCCATTATTATCAAACGAATACTTGTTTACATCTCCATAAACATCACCACAGTCACCCGGCTTATGATTGTTTTTATATGGTTTTCCTTTTGATAATTGCGGAATATAGCTATGTCCATTTTCAGAAAACACACAAATATTTTCATGCGCCTTCAATGGTTTTCTTCTCGCGTCTAAATGTCCGGTAGCTTTTCCTTTTTCCCACACCCATTCATACTTAAACCAATCCAGATTACTCATAACCAACTTACTTGTAAACGGTTGACTAGCCGTAGTGACAAACGCCCCCTTGCATATCCGCTTGACCTGCTCCCACATAGGCTCAAAGGGGATAATCGCATCCCACTTGCAGGCTGTTGTCCCATAAGGCAAATCGGTGATTATCGCATCTATCGACTTGTCTGGTATGTCCTTGAGTATCTCTAAGCAATCCCCCAAACGTAAATCTATCATGTCACCTCATCCAGTGTTCAAGCAGTCGGTATAACCACCATTTACGCCTGACGGGCGGTTCACTGTCCTCTATCATGCAGAACAAGCGGAGTTCAGCCTCAGTCCCGTTGAAGTAATCAAGGTCAAGGTGCAGGCTCTCAGTCCCGTAGAACACGCCGTCACCAGACTCAGAGTACTGCCAGAATGTCCACCTGTCCCAGGGATAGGGAGTCACAGGCGTTGTGGTGTAGTGCGCCAGCCATAACGGATAGCGCGCCATCCATGAAGCCTGCTTTGAGAATGGTCTCATGAACCCGTTGCCGGTGTAGATTATCGGAACCCTGCCGGTCTCTAACTCGACCTTTTCCAGCCAGGTGCGCAATCGCCAGAGGTAATCCTCAACGGTGCTGTATTTCCCGTCCTCGAAGTCCACAACCGGCGGTATCTCTGTCGGTGTCTTGTAATACTGATCCAGATACCACTTAGCCTGGACGGTAGGGTCAATGCCTGGCTGTAACCAGTGATAACCGCCGATGAGTATGCCTACTTCCTTACAGGCTTTGTAAGTTTCGCCCCAGCGTGAATCCACGAACGGCTGTTTTGTGTTGTAGTAGAAGTCCGTCATCTTGGCGATGTTGAACTTGACCCCCCTGGATTTCATCACCTTGAAGTCTGTCTTGCCCGACCAGTGACTTGTGTCTACTCCCTGGGTTAGCATTACGCCACCGCCCTTGTCACGTCACCCTCAACCGTGAAACTGCCGTCCGTCAAGGTCGTCACGCCGGAAGCGGTCAGCATCTGCACATCATAGAAGTATGTTCCAGGCTCTAATACCGCTGTTGCCGCTGCCTTGATTACAATGCTAATATCCCCGGTTGCCTGGTCGCTTATGGTGATTGACCCGTCTGTCGCGGTAGAAGCTGCTGCGCCGTTCAGGTACAGCAATCCTCCGGCTATTTCGATCTGCAACAAACTGGCTGAGTCAGCCTGAGACTTCCGAGCCTTGACGGTGAACCAGAGTTTTGTATATCCGGTGAGCGCGCCTATATTCGTCAGGCTGATTGTCTCGGTGTCGCCCCGCTGGATGGTTATGTCCGACCCCGCGAGTACTGCTGCCACTGACGCTGCGGACTGAGTAAGGGTGCGGGAGGAGTATGACCAAACATCCGAGTCAATCGCATCCATCTGGTCGCTCAGCGTCTCTAAGGTGTCACTGTCAGCCCCAACCCTTGCAATCTGCGTTGCCCCGGTGTCGGCACTCTTGATAGGGAAAGCTGTCGATTCGTCAAACACTGAGGCTGTGATGCTGTCAGGGGCAAGGGTGACTAACCCGTCAGCGTCAACGTTAATCGTCCTGTCAGCGGTTGCAGGTTTCAGGGCTGCGAGTTCATACCACCTTGTAGTCCAGTCCGGTGTCGCCGTATCTCCAGCCAACCCATCAATATAGCAGGTCAGCACATCGCCATTCCTGACGGTTATGAACCCGGATTGTCCAGAGATAGCCGTTTCGCCCGTTGCTGCGGTTAGGGTGGACTTCGGCAAAATCACGTAAGCCGAACCCGAACCGCCTATCTGTCGTGTGATGTACATGACATAATCGCCAGCCCCGGCAACCGCATCAATTGAAACGTCACAGATTATCAAGCGGTCAGCGTTAGCGGTGTATGCCCCGACTGCGGTTGCTGAACTTATGTCAACATTTGTCCCGGTGTCAGTTTCTATCCATCTCATTTCAGCACCACCTTTGTAATCTCTTCTACTACGGGCTTTTCTATAGGTTCATCTATTACAGGTTCATCAATCGGCTCAATTACAGGCGGTCTTACCTTGATAGGCAATAGCTCAACCGCGTACTTGTCAGTGACAACTTCGGCAGGTTTGGCTAACACAATCGCCTCGTTTATCAGGTCGGCAAAGGCTTGCGCTTCAATCCGTGCGGTCTCTTTCGCTACCCGCTTTTCATCCAGTAGTTTCAAGTTGTCGAGGTTCATTTCCTTGTCCTGCTGGGCAAACTTCTCAACAAGAGCAAGCAGGCTTGCGGTTGCATCCTTCAGGTCAATGTTCGGCTTCAAGATTTCCAGCGGAATGACAATCATGCGGGTCAGCAACAGCACCCCATCATCCGAATAGGCAGAGGTGTCAATGCCGATTTTCGGAATGGGACTGTCTGAGTAGGCTTCTAGTGAATTGATTATGTATTTCATAATGCCTCCTATAAGGCTGCCATTGCTGTTGTGAGTAATCCAACCTGCGTTACAGTCAGGGCGGTGTTGTAAATTGCGATTGCCTGTACCTGTCCCCCAA